GTTTTTCCCAATTTAGTAAAGACCCGATTAAGGGCACTATGTTTTTAGTTATCATTGGTATAACTGTCCTTTATGTAGACATTAGAGGTAATTTCAACAATCAAATCGACTCTCAAGACGCAAGGATTACTAATCTTGAGTATAAAGATAGCTTAAAGACACAAGCGTTAATTGAGTGTAAGACAGCCCTAAGTTCAACGACTACTAAGTTAGAGACTCTTGATGCAATGGGTGCTATTAAATCATCTGTTAAATAATAGGCCATGAAATCAATTCTTTTAATTTTTGGGTTTCTAACGATTACAGCCACAACGATTAATGTGACAGCTACAGAAGAAGATAAAAAGATTGCTGAAGATAAGGAGTTTGAGCAGTTTATGACTGACTTTAACCAGACCTTGACTAAGAACAAGGCTGTTCAAATAAAAGCAGATAAGGCTAAAGAAGCAATAGTAACGTCTACCGTTAGCAAGTTTGCCGAGATTAAGCAAGAGATAAGCACATTAAAAACCGAACTAAATGAAGTTAAGCAGACTTTGGATAGTGTTAGCAATGATACTGCTGTCAGTTTCAAGCTACTCGCAATATCCCACTACAAAAAAGATTAAGGGTGATTCTGTAGTTATAATGACTATCGGTCAAGCAGATACCATTAATAAATTATATAAGTCATATAACGATACAATAATCGCTTATAAGGACTCGTTAAAATCTAAAACAATAAAACATGATTCTATTTTCACTATCTACAGCTATAAAGTTAGTACGCTTGAAAATTACAAGTTTCGCTACGAAGCTAATCTCGAAACATATCGTAATAGAGAAAAAGAACTTGACAAGATGGATAAATACCATGCTTGGCAAAAAATAATCTTAATATTCTTAGTCATTTTCCAATTTAGTCAATTATAATATGAAGCAGTTTTTCCAAGAAGATAACGGTAGATTTAGCATGAAGCGTTTATGTGGATTGCTATGTGTTATCGCATTATGTGTTACTATGTATCACAATCAATTTAGTGAAGTTCATACAGCTCCAAGTGCAATACTTGTAGAATCAGTAGCTTTGTTAGCATTCGGTTGTTTAGGTTTAACCTCAGTAGAGAAAATATTTAAGAAAGATGCCTAAGAACGAAAAGATAATTTTAACACTTGGCTTCCTATTATGGTTGCTAGGATTAGCATATTTTGTAAAACAAATGATTTAAGATGAAATTAACGCCACATTTTACATTAGCAGAGTTTACTCGTAGTGAGTCAGCTAAAAGACATGGAGTATCAAACGAACCAAGTGCAGAGCATAAAGAAAACCTTATTGTTCTTTGTGAGAAGATATTAGAGCCAATTAGATTAAAGTTTGGCCCTATTAATATCTCATCTGGTTACAGAAGTAAAATATTAAATCATTATATAGGAGGTTCATTAAGTTCTCAGCATTGTGAAGGCAAGGCTGCTGATATTGATATGGATGGCATGGGTAGTGTTAGTAACAAAGAAATATTTGAGTACATTCAAGTTAATCTTGATTTTGACCAAATGATTTGGGAGTTTGGAACAAAAGAAAATCCAGACTGGGTTCACGTTTCTTATAATGGAGCTAAAAATAGAAAGCAAGTGTTGAGAGCACTTAAGGTTAACGGCAAGACTGCCTACGCACCTTACAAATAGATAAACCAAACCAACCAATATGGCATCTAAAAAAAATGTGCTTGTCATAGGAGATACGCACGAACCATTCTGTCACCCACTTTATAGGAACTTTTGCCTTGAAGTGTATAACAAGTTTCAATGCTCCGAAGTAGTCCATATCGGAGATGAAGTAGACAATCACGCAATCTCTTATCACGAATCAAAACCAGACGGTCATGGAGCTGGATATGAGGCTGATTTAGCTCAAACAGCTATGTATAAATGGTACAAGGCTTTCCCTAATGTTAAAGTCTGTATCGGTAACCACTCGGCCCTACATAAAAGAAAGGCTCAAACAAGCGGTTTACCAGAGAGATTTATCAAATCATACGAACAAGCATGGGATGCTCCTAAAGGCTGGAAATGGGCCTTAGAATGGGAAATAGACGGTGTTCTATATACTCATGGCACTGGTAGTTCTGGACAAGCTGGTGCAATCAATAGAGCAAGGGATGCTCGACAATCAACTGTTATAGGTCATATTCATAGCTTTGGTGGAGTTTTATACTCATCATCAGATAAGGATATGATATTCGGCATGAACGTAGGCTGTGGTATCGATATTGATGCCTATGCTATGGAGTATTCACGACCTTTCCCCAAAAGACCCACATTAGGCTGCGGAGTTGTTTTAGATGGCGGAAGAGTTGCTATATTTGTACCGATGCCATTAGGCAGCAAGATTATTAGGTTGCCTAAGAAGTAACAATAGTTTAGTAAATATTTTAAAGTGTGTATTACATTGATAATCAATGCGGTATGCACTTTTTATTTCCATTAGAATTAAATCGTAAATTTGTATGAGCAGAGAAGTAGACGTAAAGATTGACCAATTAATGAAGGAGAAAAGCAATTTAGAAGCAAGGCTTGAATTGATTGTTAGAGAATTGCGATTAACTGTTCTTAAAAATAGTATCACAAATGTTAATGCACATCATACAACTGACAGAAGATGAAGATGAAAGCTATGAGTTCCAAGATAATTCAGAGGAATCAGATGCTTATATCAACATATATCAAGTAGTTAGTGTTACTGCTGATGAGGAGAATGATGAAAGGTGCTTTGTGTATATGACAAATGAAGATTACTTCTATGTCAATGAATCTATCAATAGTTTTATAATGAGATATCAAGCTATGCTTTATGGCTCAGTTTTAACTAAATTTTATGATAGTTCTAATAAACAGAATTAAAATGCTCTCTCATAGGTGTTTGGTTGGTTTTGGTGAAGGCTCCAGGTAAAATCTGGGGCTTTTTTTATAATAAAGAACCCCCCATAAGAATATGGAGGGCCACCTATTTATCTACAAAACACAACACTTTACTTTTTTTGGTACTCTTTGACTGCAAATGTAACTAATCCTACAATAGAAAGTACATATAAACCTCTAAAGGTTAAATGCCAATAGATAGGATTCCATTCTGCAATAAGGAAAGCAAATGGTACATAAACCATTACCATTAATGCTATAAGTCCAACCATTGCTTCAAGTATATTTTTCATAATAGTTAATTTAGAAAGGTAGTTTTTCTCTTACTTCGCCATCTGGCTTCCATGGGTCAATTTCTACATAGAAATCTGATTCACCAGGATTGTGAGACTTCTTCATCTTTACTAAGATGTTAGCCCATCCTTTGTTATCTTTAGCAAAGTCATTTAACTTTTGTAAGTCATCTGGCCCTAAAGAGATTTTTCTTAAACTACCGAATGCTGTTGTTAGTGTGAAGCATCTCCCAAGGTAGAGTTCTTTTGATTTAGACATTTTGTTTGGTTTTTATTGTTATAAACTTTTTTTTAATTGCTCTTTTAACTTAGTGAGGTAAAGACTAAAGTCTAATGCCTCTTCTATAGCGTGTTCAATCCATTGTTCTGTTATTAGGTCATTTCTGTCAAGGTCGGTTCCGTATTTCTCAAAGCCAATCCTTGCTCTGTCTTTTAAACGATTGATAACATTCTCAACGACTGAATCGTACTCGTAGTTATTCTGCATCTTTTTTATATTTTTTTACTTGTGCTTTTAAGGCTTCTCTCCACTTTAAGTCTACAGTACCATCATCCAAGATATCTTGAATAAGCTGTATTGTCTCGTTAGATACAAACTCTTTAGCTTTCTTAGTAGCTTTTACTACTTTCTCTTCCTTGTTTTCTAATTCTAAGTTTTCCATAATTTAATTTTTATCTGCCTTGGCCTCTGTATTGTTTAGGCTTCGGACTGTGTTTATTGTAAGATTTTTTAGCCCTACCCATTTTTCGCTTCCCGAAATTCTTTTTCTGATTCCCTCCAGCAGAAGATTTTAGTTTCGCCATCTTTAAATATTTCTAATTTTATTGTTTCATCTGATGTCTGGCTACATAACATACTTGCTCCTCCTGCTAATCCTAACTGAGTTAAAAAAGTAAATTGCTCTGGACTAATCCTATCACCTAACTTCTTAATCTCACAAGCTACAAACTGACCATGTTTCTTATCATAACCGATAATATCTGGAACTCCTTTCCTCCCAATAAACGCCCTACCTTTTACAGCAAGGTTATTATTTCTCCATACTTCCATCCCTCTTTGTCCTAAATAGTCAATCATCATTTTGGTCAGCTCGGAAGCTGTTTTGTATGTTGCCATAAACCAAAGTTACAATATATTTATATATATTATACATAGCGAATCATTTCCTCTATTGGAACTTGCACATATTTGACGTTTCCTTCGACCTTAGTATTGTTAACCCTAAAGTACCTACGAGCCTTTTTTCTAAGCATATCTGACCTCATAAAGTATATCCTATCCCTTAAATCAAAGTTAATAGCAAAGAACTCTACATTTTTATCAGCTATGCCAGATGGTTGGTTATCTCTCTCATATTCTAACCACATAAAGCCATCTAACAAAGCTGTAGGCATCTGTATTACTAAAATCTTAGTGTTTTTAGCAAACAACTTAATAGCTTGATAAGTACCATCAGCATTACGAGCCTCTTCTATCTCGAACTTACGTCTGTTCCTATACCCATTATGCTTACCCATTACTTAATTTTGTTACTATGCCAACTCCTTTATATTGACCGTATTCTTCTTTCAAATATTCTCCAAACCAAAGAGCTGTTTCAATAGATTTTATTGTTCTATATTTTTCACATATTAAACGTGCATTATATGAATCATTATCACAACAGACAATCATTAATTGTTTTATTAAGTCTTGATTTTGTTTTTTTAGTTTTTGGTAGCTATTCATATTTTAATTATTATAGTCAATAAATGTCATTGTTTCTGGTAAAAATCTAAGCGGCAAGTTTTTTGTTGTGCCATGTCTATTCTTCTCAACCTTACATATAACTAAATCATTGGTAGCATATTCGGTTCCACCAATCTCTATTGGGTTTGTCATCTCATAGTAATTAGGCCTCATCAACATAATAACTGCATCAGCATCTTGCTCAATAGAACCAGATTCTCTAAGGTCAGATAATTGTGGCATCTTATCTCCTCTTTCCTCTACCCTACGAGATAATTGAGATAGGGCGATAATCGGTACTTGTAACTCTTTTGCTAAGGATTTAAGGCTTCTGCTTATTAAACTCACCTCCTGCTCTCGGTTTTGGTTGTTTTTGCCTTGTCCACTCATAAGCTGTAGGTAGTCGATAAAGATTACTTTAATGCCATACTTCTGCTTCATAATGGTTGCCTTTGCTCTAAGTTGCGAAATACTTATACCGCCCATATCTTCAATATGTAGAGGGGAAAGTAATATCTTATCATCAGTTTTTAGTAGTATCTTTCTTTCAGCCTCATTCAAATTATTCATTCTAAGGCGTTTTAACGGTATCTCACTCGTTATTGACTCTAACCTTTCAACTAACTGCTCGGAGCTCATTTCGAGGCTAAAAATGGCCGTAGGTATCTTATTTAGAATACATAGATGGTAAATACTTGAAAGCATGAAAGCCGTCTTACCCATTCCTGGTCTTGCAGCAATAACTACAAAGTCTGGTCGGCACCATCCAGCTAAGGTGTTATTAAGCTCACTAAATCCAGTATCATAACCTAATAACTCACCACTTTGTGCCTTGTCTCTTGAGTAGTTTAACGATAAAATGACATCAGTTATTGTCTTTTCGTGTATATTTCCATACTCTTGTAAAGCTATAAGTTTACCGTTGACCATGCTGAGTAAATCTATTGCTTGACTATCATTGTCTAAACATTCATATTCGCTTTGTTTAAACAGCATAAATGCTTCTCTTTTCTTATAAACCTCAATTAGCATCTCAATATGGCTGTTTACATTGTGTGCTCCAGTTACATTATCAGTTAACTTTGATAGGTAGAAAGCACCTCCTAATTCTTTATACGCCTCATCATCTTTAAGTTTTTGGTTTAGGGTGGTTATGTCTACATAAACGCCATCATCATACATTTTTTTTACTATGTCAAAGATTTTTTGGTGGCCTAAATCATAGAATACTTCTGTTTTTAAGTGTCCAACAACTAATGGCAATGTTCTTTTATCCATCAATATTGCACCAAGTATGCTTTTTTCTAACTCTCTGCTCTGTGGTAGTGTTACTAATTCCATTATTTAAGGCTGATTTTAGTTGTTTGTTGTGTAGTAGGTGTAAACTGATTGCTATTTCTCTTCCATGTTCTTACTGCTGCTTTCCAATCCTTCATAGGATTTTTACCTATCAACCATCCTCTTGCTTCGTAATGGTCTATAAATTGTGAGCCATCTAAAATAAACCCAATTTCCTTAGAATATTCATTTATTTGTTCAGCCGTAGGCCTTATAAATGTATTCTTATTGTTAGTATTATTGTTAGGTAAAGTTTTTTTACCAGTTTCGGTAAAGTTTTTTGACCGTTCAAGTAAAGTTTCTTTACCATCGGTAAACTTTTTGTAGTCGTTTAAATACTCTAAAAACAATACTGAAACTTTAAGGTGTTTAGTGGCTGGATTTTTGACTATAAGTTCTTTCTCTACTAACTTAGTGATTATGTTAAGAACAGCTTGTTTTGATAGGTCTAAATCGTTAGCCATAGTATCTTTAGACATATAGCACCAATGAGATTCGTTATTTTGCATACGCATAATCGTATCTAATACGCAGTAGTCATTACAAGATAAGCTAAAGTGCTTCCTTATAGGATGAATTATTGTTGTGTAAAATTGAGACATAAGGTTATTTTTTAATACGAAACACTACTAATCGATTTTGATAGGTAAATCTTTTCTTTTGTAGTGGGTTAAGTGCTTCTCGTATTGCTTGTGCGTTAATGTTGGTCTTTCTGTTTGCTGCTGCTATTGATATAAACTGCTCTTCTTCTTTGTTATCAAGGTAAATCATTCTAACCTTAATAGAGTTCTCGA